TGCTATACCAATAAAACTTTATGGTGGTTTATCAAACATTTTAATTGATGACGGAAGATTTACTGGACAATACAGGAAAACTGCTGAAGAAAATCCAACAGTATACGATTTATCTGTAGAATATCAAGACATAGGCAATACTCGTAGATTTTATTTATATATTAATAATAAACTAATTAAAATAGTAGATGACAAAGATCCTTTGCCAATTTATAACAATATGGCTTTATTTGTTCGTGGATCTTCAAGATGTATGTTTGAAAATATTTTTGCATTATCACAAAATCAAGCACAGAATACTGGTTTAGCAACTGGAGAGACTCTTTTTTCTACATATTCAGATATCAGAGTAGACGATACAGAATCATTTAGAAAATACGGAATGAGCGGTATGATTCAGGCTACACATCTTTCTGGTATAAGCACACAAGAGCCTCCTAAATATTTGATGTATTTTGAAGAGTTTGGAAGCATAATGCGTGAATGTGCTTATTTTGATGTTAGATATGATCGTGCATATCCCGCTTTGTATGCAAAATTAGCACCTACTTTTAACAGAATAAAGGGTTATGCAGTATCTGGATTTAGAGCAAACTCTTATGGTGCAGAATTTTTGATATTTAATGTTACAGACTCATTTTTAAATTTAGATAGTACCAGCGGTAACTATTTAAGAATTCTTGGAGTTACATTTACTCAAGATACTACTCATGAATTGTCCGTAGACGAGTATTTTAAAAAGAAAAGCAACTTGTCTGATCCAGAGTTTGAGAGCGACTCAACTACAATTTCTTCCTTAGTAGAAAGATCTAGATATGATGAAATAAAATTAAGTAGATTAATTTATGGTAAAAATGAATTTTCTTTAGAAAGTCCTTACATACAAACACAGGATGACGCAGAAGATTTGTTGGGTTGGATTATTAGTAAAACAAAAGATCCTAAAAAAACAATAGGAATAAACATGTTTGCTATTCCAACTTTACAAATTGGAGATATAGTGACCGTAGACTATAAAGATAATAATGATTTAGATTTGGTTACATCGGATGATACAAGATTTGTAATATATAATATGGAGTATGCTAGAGATACAAATGGTCCATCAATGACAGTTTACTTAGTGGAGGTTTAATATGGGTGCTTTAGATGAAGCAAACTGGGCAAGACAATTAGTAAACGAAGCGGGAGATGTTGTTAGTACTAGTTTAGATCAAATTAAAACAGCAGAAGCAATAAATTCTGGTGTAACTTTAATGAGCGGAATGAGCAATGCTGAATATGTTATGAGTAGAGGTGGAATAAATAATCAAGGATATTATAATGACGTTCCTGAATATCAACAATTAACTAGAAATGAAAGATTAGCAGTAACTAATCCAGATGGAACAATAAACTCTATGGCAATGCTTGAAAAATTAAATGAAAAATCAATAAGAGCAGGGCACGGAAGTCTTTACGGAGGTAGACGTATTGCTATTAATGAAGATAATGATGGTTTTGCAACAAGTCTTATTGATACTTCACCAACACCAACACCACCAACACCACCGCCAACAATAACTCCAGCAAAAGTAGTTGTTCCTGTAAAAACAGCACCAATAGATACGTTGGTAATTGATCAGGATGCTATTAATATTGATTTTATGGCAGATTTAATTTTTGAAGATATTGGTGGTCAAGAATTAATAAATATTGCTCGCAACGATACAGTAAACGGACAAATTCTTTCTTATCAGCCTATAAAAAATCTTACAAAAATTCAACAACAGTATAATCCCAATAATATTGTTGGTCTTCAAAACACTTCTGATAAATATTTTTTAAATTTTCCAATTAAATTAGAGACAAAACTTTTGGGAGAGGGAGATGGTGCTGGGCCAGACGGAGCCTATGTTTATATAGAAGAAGATACAGGAGATCTTATTATAGAATTAATCAATCTAGAGCCAGATGAACAACTAGAGGTTCAAATCAGCGTAAGTGGTACAATATATGAGGCGGAGTTTAATGAATCATGATAACTGATATTGGCAAGAATATTATTGGGAAGTACCTGCTTGGTCAGGCCCCCGCTTATGCGTCATATATAGCCGTTGGCTGCGGTCCACAGCCCCTAGAAACAGCAGATGCATATGAAGACTACTCTGAAAAAGAAAACTTAGATTTTGAAATGTTTCGTGTTCCCATTTCTTCGAGGGGATTTGTAACAGAAAGCAATGTAACCAAACTAGTACTTACAGCAGAATTACCAACAGAAGAAAGGTACGAAATAACAGAAGTTGGTTTGTATTCTGCTGGAACAAATCCCTCCGCTGGAGCATATGATAGCAAAACAGTTTTTGCTTTTACTACTGGAGAGGGTTGGCAATACAATTCATCTACATCTGTAGTAGAGATAGATTCTTTTCCAGAGGCACTAGACTCTCCAGAAGATGATGACATAATTTCTGTTACAGACACGGTATTTCAAACAAATGCCGACAATATTATTTTCTTTAATGAAGATAGATCAGAAAGATATGAACGTTGTAGGTTTTTTAATAATATTATCATGATAAAGGGTGATGCTGCAGAACTTACATCTGCAACCTCTGGTTTTACTATTGAGGCTGGATCAAACTATATACAAAAAACTGGTCTTACTGTTGATTTTACAAGAAATGCTCCAACAGATGAATTAAGGTTTGCATTTTCAATAGTAAGTAAGGATGGAGGCTCTGGCTCAATTCCAGACAAAATTAAAATTTTAGTTGAGTTTGCAAGTGCAGACAATGAATCTGCTAGGTTTGAAATTGAGGCCGAAGATGGCGAAGGCGATTTTGATTTTACCACAAATAGATACTATGTAGTAACAAAACAACTTCAAGAACTTATTTATACTGCTGATTTTACTTGGGATTCTGTAACAATAGGAAAAATATATGCCTCTGTTGAAGTTTCTGATACCCCAACAGATGATTATTATGTTGCACTAGACGCAATGAGATTAGAAAATACGTCAACAAACAATCCTCTTTATGGTATGACTGGATATACTGTTGTTAAAAATACAGACGCAGAAGCAATTATTAAATCTCCAAATACTAGTAATTATGTTGAGTTTAGATTTTCAATAGGTGTAACATAATGGCAAATAAGATATTAAGAATTCCTAAAAATGATCTTCCACCAGTAGAATCTGACAATGTTTACTCTGTTAGATTTAGAATAATATCAGAAGACAAAAACAGATTATCGCACTGGTCTCCAGTTTTTACAGTTGATTCTGTTGAACCAGAATCTGTTAGCGGAAGCGTTGTTGTAAACGGACCACTTATTACTGCTGCATGGGGACACGAAGAAGACAGACCAAATTATGATGTTTTTGTAAAGTTTGATTCTGATCCCTACATACATCATGCAACAGTTGCAGGTTATTTTTATACATTTGTAAATGAAGCAAGTAGCACTGTTCGTGTTGCTATACAAATAGCAGGTACTGCAAAAACTAGAAATGCAGCACTTGAAATTTGGGAATCTGATATAACTAGCGTATAACTGGTATAATTAAATAAAGGAGCAAAATGGCTAAAATACCGTTACCAGAACGAGGTCAGCCTTTAGATGTTACATACATTTATCAATTGGCTGAGACTATCAATGATATTTCTACTCAAGTATCCTCTGCCACTTACAAAAATAGTACAATAGACACAGTAAGTGCTGGACAGCAAAACTTAAAAACCTCTGAGATCAAAATTGCAGGAGGGTTTGTTGAGGTTGCAAATAATTCAACCGTAAGCGCTGGAAACGAAAAACCTTTTGCATATGATTTTAAATCAGATTATAAGTTTCCACCAATTGCTACGGCAACAGCAGTAAATATAGGAAATACTCCTGCTGGACAAAATGTAACCGTAATTTTAAAATCTATAACTACATCAAGAGTTGAAGGAATTGTTAGATTTGGATCATCTGGAGATCTTTCTCTTGTTGTAAATATTATTGCTGTAGGTATCTCAAACTAAGGGGTAGTTTTTTGATTCTTCGTTGCAAAAAATGCAATGGCAGAATGTTTGTTGATAGACAGTATTCTAGCCAAATACACTTAGAGATATACTGCTTGTTATGTGGCAGCAGAAGGTTTTTTCATCCCCCATCAGATAGTAAGGAGGGTTTATGGCTTATGGACCAAGAAGTATTGAGAACAAAGGCTATAATAGTAAGCCTGTAATTAAAGGCAATAAAAAAATTTGGTTTCTCAATAATGACCTTGT